GTCAACAAGACGCTCAATTTGGTGACGGAAACTCCGCCGCCAATGACAGAACAAAACTGCTCTGTTTATGAGGGCGGTCTTGCCTTCATGTATCGGCACCTAGGGCCCTATTCGGGGTCCAGCACACACTCTTCGTTAACCAATTCTGGTTGTACGGAACGCTCTCAATCAGAGGGCGGGAGGGCTCAAGAGATCGTGAGCCATGTGAGGTCCTTCGTGGACCGAGAAGCTACAGTCGAGTTGGTTAACTCCATCACTGACTTAGTGGACTGCTTTGGGGAGCCGGTGATGCCACCAGCAACCGCTGAAATTGTCAAGGGATTCTTGGCAAAAGAAGACTTGGTAGTCATACCAAGTTTAGGGGACATTTTATATTTCCCACCCGTCGAGATTTTCGACGCTCTCAATCGGACGCAGACCGCGTACCGAGTTCCGAAATACCTCGGAAATATCGTAGCTTGCTCAGCTGCGTCAATGCTCGTCCAGTCCGGACTGGGCAGATTCAACTCAGATCATGAGATTGATTTTGACGGTAAGTTTATTCTCTTCCGTCGCGGCAAAGAAATCATCTTTGAGCCTCTCGTCGATTCTATCAACGTTAAGGCAGCCCTCTCCGAGGAAGGAGGAGGGAAGACGCGGCTTGTGACTGCCGCGCCCGCAGCTTTTACCCAGATCGGGCAGCTGATGCGCCACATGGTGGCGGATGACTTAAGGAGGGATCCCTTCCTTAGAGTAGGCTTCGACGAAGCCGATAAGCTTTGGGAAACTCTCTCAGCTTATAGGAAGCTATCTGCTTCCCGTGTCAAAAATAGTGACATTCACTTCATTTCGTTAGATTTGGAGGAGGCGACATATCGAATGCCGCATCAGGTTCTGGAGTTGAACCTGAAATGGATGGATCGAAGATATCGACACATTCCAGTTTGGAGAGTCTTCTCTAAACTTTTCAGCGTGTTGCCACGCACGATCGACCTGACGGATATCAGGAAGAAAGGCCAAGATGGAGGTCTTTGGCCTGAGAACCCGACGTCGAGCTGTGGATCCTTCATGGGGGATAGTTTATCCTTCATGCATCTGACCATGATGGTCAGTTCTTGTGTCTGGCAAGCGTCTGCTGCCGCACATTTCAAGTCAGTCTTGA